TCATTCTCCTGATGTTCTTTCCATCCGCAGAATGACAGCATCGCTGGTCTGCTGATCCGTCGCCAGGTAGTGCTTCTCAAGCACTCTGCCTACCTCGGCAATCGAGTGTCCGGTGATCGACGCGATCTGCTCTGTCGTTGATCCTTCTCGCTGCCGTTCGGTGATGAACGTTCCGCGCAGATCGTGGAATGTCACTCCCTCGATCTTCACGTCTTGGCTTTCCTTATTCAGCCTGGCGCACTCTTTCGCCGACGACGTCTTGAAGCCGTCCTTCGTCCAGGGCCGGCCGCGCGAGTTGTTCACGATTCGCATCTTGTCCCTTGGTAGGGCGTCGATCATGGCCTTGAGCTTGCTGTGGACTTTCACTCGAACGCGCTTCTTTGTCTTGCCTTGGTCAAATGATAGGTGGGTTCCGTCGTACTGCTTCCAGGTGAGGGATAGCAGGTCGCCCTGGCGCTGGCCGGTGTGTATCGCCATTTCGAAGGCGAGGAGCATGTGAGCTTTCGCCTTGGCCCGAAACAGCGCGATCAACTCCGGCGTCCAGACGCTTTCCTTGCGCGATCCGGTGTAGAGGCGGCTAATGCCAGTGCAGGGATTCTTTTCGATCGCCGCTCGCCGGCCGGCGCTTGACCTTATAAATTCCTTTGAGCTTCACGAGCACGTTCTCGGTCTCTCCACGCCTGCCATTCCGCCAATGACGTGAAGTCATCTGGTTTCAGGTCAACCGTAACAGGCTTGGGGGGGCTTGGATATCTGGAGAAACGCCGACGCGTTGTCCGTTGACCTCGATCCAAATCGTGACGCCCTTCGACTTGGCCACATCGGCCATACGCTTCAGGTCGGCCGCCTTGATTGCTGCTCTCGCGGTCATTCTTCGGCTCCTTGTTCTTGGCGGGAGATGCCGGATTTCACGCGGGCGAGCCAGCGGCCAACCTTTTCAGGCTCAAGCCAGGCCCAGATGAGGAGCAGGGATGCGATGAAGCCGAACCCGGTCACGTCCGCGTCTCCTCGGCTTTGGCGCGGATCGCAGCGGCAATCGCTCTGCCGGCAACTATGCCGAGCCGGTAGTCGCGAACGGTGTCGGGGCCGGTATCCCACGGCTCAAGGTTCTTTTTCCCGAACGCGGACCAATCGGCGTCGAGTTCGGCTACGGCCGCCGCCTCCCTGAAAGCACCCGCCCGCGCTTCGTCGATGAGCGACTGGCAAGCGATTTCGCCGCGCAGGTAGTTGATGCGAACGGCGGCCGGGTCTTTCAGCAGGTCGCTGACTTCGGCCAGCTCCCGCCGCATCCGGTCTAGCTCGGACGATGTCTCAGCGAACGCGAAAGACAGGTAGGCCAGCGCGTTTTGCTTCCTGCCGGCGGCGATTTCCTCTCCGATCCGGTCAAGATGCCACTGCAGACCGGCGTCCGGCTGCCAGCCATCGGGCGCGGGAGGGGCGGCGGCAAGCATGGCCTCCCACGACGAAGGGCCGCCATAGCCACCTTCGATGTTCCAACGAGCTATACGGCCAGCGTCGATCATCTCCGGCGTCGGCTCGATCGGCACGAGCTTCCACCCGTCCCGCTCCCCCACTACCGCCGCTGCTGGCTTGGCGGAGAGGGCGGCGGAAAGGACAGATTGGGCGTCGAAGAGATGGCTTGACCGCTCCTCGTCTGAGGCCGTCTCCCATCTGGTGAGGTGGTGCAGCTCGAATTGCTTCTTCGCTGCAGCCTCGATCATCTCGGGTGTCGGTGTTGGCTTCATTGGCCCTGATCCTTCATGTACCAGTCGACGATCGCGTTGAATTGGGCGCGCGGAATGGTCACCCACGATGGACCGGGAACGCCAGATGGCGGGAACAGCGAGACTTCGTCGGCAAGATTGAGAATGGTCCAAGCCGATGTTTCTTGCGGGTGGTTGTCACTGCGCATCGACAACAGATCGGCTTCAGTCTTCACATCGTATGGTCGCATGGGATTAATCCTCCCTGTTGGTGGACTGGGCAGAGGAGAGGGCGGCTTCGCGATACATGGGCCGGTAGGGCAGCGAAGGTTTAGGCGACCGGCGCGCGGCCTTCTCGGACTTCGCGAACCCGGGCGACCGGATCGGCTTCGTCTGCCGCTTGATGCCGAGATGGTTTTCCTCGCGACGCTTCGCCTCGGCGATTACCGAGACGCCTTCGGCCGTCTTCGGCTTGTGGCAGCATTCGACGCCGAGGAGCTTGCCGTCGTCGGCCGTCAGCTTCCGGGTCTTGTCGATCTGCAGGGCGTCCGCGATTGTGTGATCGACGTGGTATTTCTTCTTGCCCAGGATGAGGCCGCAGCCCTCGCAGGCGATCTCTCCGTTCGGGAGCATCGCGCGCTTCACGATCTGGACGTAGACGGCTTTGGTGAACTCGCGACGGGCCATTATGCTGCCCCCTTTGCCTTTACCATCAGCCGTTCAAGCGGCGAGAGGTGATCCTCGATGGCCTTCGCCTTCAGCGGCGGCAGGCCGAACTTTTCGAGATACTTGCGGGAGTGCTTCGCCCAGACCTTTTTTCCCCAGCTCGTCGAGGCGAATTCCCAAGGCCGCGCAGCGCGCAACGCCCTCTTGCGGGCGGCGAGATCGGCGTCGGCTGGAAGGTTACGGTGAACCTCGCCGATGACCTGAGAGGCGGTTTTCTGCCAGTCGATCATGGCGCAAACTCCAATTTCGCGAACGCGACGATCGCGGGCCGGTAGGCCAGTTCCCGCAGCATCTCGCAGTTGATCGGATTCTGGCGAACGACCGGGCCGGCATCTCCATCGATGTGACCAGGCTCCGGGGCAACCGCCAATGGCTCGACGAGCGAGCGCAAGATCGGGAAGCGGATCAGCGAGCCGCCTTCGAAGATGGTGTAATAGCTCCCCGCCGCCATGACTTCGGCTTCGGTGTAGTCGCCAGCCCACGCCAGCGGGTAGGCGTAGTTGGCGTTATTCGGGCGCCAGAAGGTGACGTAAGGACGCCAGTTCCATTCAGGGCGGAGGTCGCAGATGAGGAGCGGGCCGGTCATGCGGCGCTCTCTGCGTTTCGGTGCGTGGTGCCGCGCTCGACGCCGATCAGGTCGTCGAGGAAGTCGAGGACGGCCACCTTGCTCTGTTGGAATTCCTGCTTGTCCATCGCTTTCATGGACTGGCTTTTCGCCACGTACCGGGTGACGGTTGCCTCTTTGACGTCGACGATGGAAAAGCCGTCGATCGGTCGGATGAAAGCCGCCATGCGCGATGCTTCTGCCTTGCTCGAGCAGACGATGGTGTGAGCGTCGCAATAGCCGGTGCGGATCAGTGCGTAGGCGCGCAGATGCTCCGCGGATTCGGTGAAGGGCAGGCCGGCGAAATGCTCCGGCAGGTTCCGCCAAGCCTCGGCGACCGACGCGAAATAGTGCCGGTGCGTGTTCATGCTCCGGTCGTTGTGCTCGGCGAGCGTATAGAACTCGCCGACTACAAAGCGCTTGTCGCACTGGCTGACCCAATGCCGGTTCGCCGGCTGGAAGGCCTCGCCGTTCCATTGGAGAAGGACCGGGCCGCCCATGTTCAACCAGCCATCAGCGGATGATTGCGCAGCGGGTCGTTCGCCGGCCGGGACGGAGCGCGCGCTATAGCGGCATCAATGCGCTTGCGCAGTTCCAATGCGTCACCCTTCTGCAATGCCCAATAGCGCTGCAGCGGCTCCCGGTTGGCATCGCGCCACCTTGCCACGGTGTCCGGCGTCGACTCGTTGATGAATTTGACCGCCTCGTCGAAGAACTGACCGACCGGCACATTCTCGAGCGCCCAATTGTCGCCCCAGGTGACGGTGATCGAGTTATCGGCGCCGATTGCCCGCATGCGGTTGTCTTCGGCTTCCTTCAGGACGATTTCAGATGCTGTCAGGTCGAGAACCTTGGCGCGATCCATTTCTGCTTCGTCATAGAGGCCGGTGAACTGCTCCGGCCAGCCCGCGCGCAGCGCCTGCATTTCGGCACACTTCGCGATCATCAGGCGCGGCATGCGGGCCCAATTGCCGCTGTCGTCGAGCGTCTGCTTGCCGGTCTTGTAGTTTTTCCCGTTGTCGTTCTGCGCCCATTCGTCCTTGATCGGGGCGAACTCTTCCCAATAGGCTTGGCCGGCGACCTCGTACCATTCACCCGACTTCGGATCCTGCTTCCAGAGATAGACCGTGGCCGAAACGATGCCCTGCGGGTTGAGCGGGCTTTTCAGCTCCTTGTCGAACTCGTACGTCGGTGGCTTGCTGGCGGGTCGGTAGTCGCCGCACCGTTGCGCGATGACGCGCTGGCCGTCGCGGCTGATAATGATCGTCATCTTGCGCTTGTTGGCGTCCTTCTTCGAGAACACCATCGGAATGATCTGCCCCAGAAACGGGTCGAGCCCCTTGCCGCGCGCCACCTCCATGTAGAGGTTGAACTCGTCGTCGTTGCAGTCCTTGGCGATCGTCTGTTTGACCAGCGTGACCTGTTTGGACGTCATGTCGTATTTCGTGAGGGCGTTCATAGTCACTTCCTCCTGACGGAAAGGCTGAAACTGCCGTTGTCGAGCGTGGCGCCGGGCACTCTGGCGTTCTCCTCGCGCAAGGCGGCGGTTAGGGCTCTTTTGTCGAGCTTCGGCGCCGGGCGCTCCTGCTCGATCCAGAACTCGACCGGGATGTCAGCTTCATTGGTGACGATCAGGCCCGGCGCGCGCTTTGAGAGCGACAGCGTCGCCGTCGGCAGCTTCATGGACATCTGGTCCGTTGCCAGCATCGCCTGTTCGATCAGGGCCCGGATGCGCTCGGCGCGCTTCGCGATCGCCTTGCGGCGTGCCGCGAAGTCGGATTCCTTGGCCTTGAGGCCAGTTACGAGAACGTCGCACTCGTCGAGTTCCGCGATTGCCTCTTCGATCGCCTCAAAGAGGTTCGTTTCGCCCTCGATGGTGTCGGCGACGAGCTCGGCGTCGTCATCGGCGCCCTGGTTGCGGAGATCGACGAGGAGGGCCTTTGCCGCCTCGGTCTGCCGGCGCATGCTGTGTTCGATTGCGGGAGCGGTCATCAGACGGTCCTCTCGGCGACAATTTTGCGGTGGATCTCCTCGGTGTTCGCAAAGCCGATCGCCATGAAGGCGAGGAGGGCGGCGAGGAGGATGATGAAGGTGGCGAGCGAGTACGCTGCGGCGTTGAACTCCTGCAGCGCGTCCAGGTCGGCATTGGGCGCTGGCGGCAACTGGCACCGCGAGCACTCGCAATACCGGGCTACCGGATCGCAGGCGTACTGGATAGGGCAGGTCATGACCGGCCATCCTGCTTGGAAGCATCGATGCCAAGCCTCACAAGCTGCCGCACCGCTTCCGATCTTGTTGGTATCCGGTTCGCATAGCGCCAGTCGTCAATGGCGGAGATCTCTTCAGCGGTGATCGCCATATGGAAGCGCTCGGTGTTGCCGTCGCCAAGCTTTGGCCGTCCTTTCGCTTTCGTGCTCATGCGAGTGCCGCTCCTGCGACAGGCGCGAACTCGCGAGCGGCGAGGCGGGCGCGGTTGTCGTATTCGGGCTGGTCGACGTAAGAACCCTCGGCAAACCCGGAGGCGCGGAGGATCGACAGAGCGTCCTCGATCGCGTTGTTGTAGGCCTCATCCTCGGATGAGTTCGACGCGCCACCGAGGGCTTCAATCTCGCGGTACAGTTCGTGCAGCTTCACGCGGCGGGGCTTGAAGGACATTACGCGGCCTCCTTCTCGATCGAGGGCGTTGCTGTGAAATCGGGGAAAGCAGAGGGGCGCTGGTACGTTTCGACCGTGCAGCCCGGGTAGACGGCCAGCTCTTCGATGGCCTCGTCTTCGTCCCGGAACTCGGCTGCATCGTCGGCTTCGTACGAGAAGAAGCCCTCAGCGGTGAGGAACCGGCCAACCTCGTCTTGGATGTTGTATCGGGTGACCATCGCCATTTGCTTAGTCCTCTCGTCAGCGCCTTGCTGATGAGAGCAAGGTACAGATTGTACCTGATGTCGTCAATATGAAGGGGTATAAAAAATACCTTATTGATTGCGCGCTGCCCGAACCCTGCTCGAATCGCAGGCAGCAAAAAGCCCGCCGATTAGGGCGGGCTGAGAAAAAGGATAATCGTTGGGAATAGGCGAGGGGACTACCGGTACGTCAGGATGTGATGGTTGGTGATCTCCACCCAAAGTCGCTTGGAAGTTTTGGTTTGGCTTTCGCGCCACTCGTGCTCGATCAGGCTAAGTGCCTGGGCCACACGCTTCGATGTCATCACTGCGTTGCAGGAACACATCAGGAGGTCCAGCTTTTGGAAGCGGTCCTCAGTTTTCCCAAACCGCTTCGTAAGCTGCTTCATGTCGGCATCGACGGCGACAAGGACAGCCTCATTCTCAATTGCGGTTTGGCAGACGACAGGGTCTTTCGTGCCGTCTGCGAGCGCTTCTCGGTGGTAAATCACCGGGAAACCTGCATCCGATAAAACCTTGCCAACAGAATCGGGGACGCTTGCATCCAAGAAAAATCGCAAAGGTTTCTTCGGTGCTTTCAAGCGGCATCCACGTAATTGATGGCCGCGATGACGTCGTTGCGATCCAGGGTGGGGTACTCCTTCAGGATTTCATCGATGCTGTAGCCGGCATCCGAAAATGCCTTAACAGCAGACACGGGGATACGCGTGCCAGAAATCGTGGCGGCCGCTCCAGTCCCGCGCTTGCGTTCAATCTTGCCGACCGAGCTTTCGTCGCGCCGGCGCATGGCATCCACAGCGCTCTGCAGTTCGCCGGTGACGACTTTCAACGGGATTTGTAGAATGCCCTGTCCAGAAACAATTTCTTCCTTAGATTTCGTCTCTGGATTGTCGAAGATGACCTTTTTGTTGAGCACATAAAGCGTAGTCTTTGCCCATGCGTCATCACCCAAATGGGCCAGTTTCTTCTTAACTTCTCGAAGGTGCTGGAGTGAAACACTCGATTCGTTCCGAAGCGCGTTGAGCACTTTCAAGCACGCCAAATCGCGGAACGAGTATAGCCTGGCGTACGGGCGGCTACGGTCTTCATAGGCCAAGCTGGGGACAAAGAACTTCGTACGGTCCCATGTGCGCAGCTGGCGCACAGTGACACCGGTAAGACGTTCCACCTGCTCTTCGGTAAACGCGGCAATAACGTTCTTTGTCGTTTTGTCGTTCATGACAACAACACTATCACCCCAACTGACTCCCATCTATTAAGAAATATTGGCGGGTAGTCACATTCCGTTGTGCGCAATCCAAGCTGCGCAACACAAGACAGCGGCGCTTTTCAGAGAGTCGGTGCTACATCCTGTGGCTGTTAACCTATGCGAATTGATCCCTAACATTGTTCTTGTTTCGTTCTCATTTTACCGCCGTGCTTAGCCCAATTCAAGCGCTCAGGGGAGCAAGAGCATGACCTATTCTCACGTCGGCAAACTACCGGAAATCAACGACACAGAACGGGTGTAGGCGGGCCATGGCGATCATCCATCAAATCCGTCGCAAGTATGCAACCAAGGCCGAGGAGACAGTAGCGGATCTCCTCTACGGCACTGGCGTAAAGACCGAAGAGGAGATGGAGACCGTCATCAAACGAAAAGCAGCCGAGATCTCGATAGCAATGGCTATTTTGCACGGTGGAGAGTGGGGCGTGCAGATTGATCATCAGAGGGGCTATGTGATGGTTGGTCGCCGCCCTTCGGAAGGTAAAAGGTGACGAGCCCCCACAATGGGTCAAGCGCTTCTTCTGGAAGCCCATCAATCCGGCGGAGCAGCTTCTTCACCTCTGCTTCGCCGACTGCTTTTGATGGTGCCGGCTCATTCGGTACCGGTGAGCCGATACCCAGGTAAAGCCATTCGAGCGAGACATTGAACATCTCGGCATATTCACGAGCATCAGAGACGGTGAAACCGTTGCGACCCTGTTCGTGAGCTTTGTAGACGTTCTCGTTTATCTTCCCGTCGGACGCGTTCACCACGCCCTTCGGTCCCGACAGACCGGCGGTCTCACGTGCTGCTTTAAGGCGTTTCGCGCGCTCTTCTCTCTCAAACTTCTCTTGGTCACTTGCCATGGTATAAAAAATACCCGAGAGAAGGGTACAAGTAATATCCTTTGCGCTTGACATGATAGGGTATGATTTGAACCTTATAAGGTATGAACCATACCGAGATCGCAGCGCGCCAACGCGGTTCTCTGGTGATCGATCGGTACGAACCGAGGTTCAATGGCCATCGCATTGGTGGATACGCACAGGAGCGGGCATGGCCGCGCACCGGAGCGTCAACCTACTACGGCGAGGCGATCCCGCCGACCGAGGTTCCGGTCCCCATCATCAATGCCTCTTACGAGGCTGCCTTCCTCGAGCTGACGAACCCGAGCAGCCTTTTGCCCGTCGTCACCGCGATCGAGGGGCTGCTCTGGGCGTTCCTAACGCCGATCTGGCCAGGAGCGCTGGTGGTGTGATGGTCAACCCGCTCTACGCGCGCCTGCAAACCACGGCACGGCGCCTAATTGCCAAGTTCGGCCAGGAAGGTGCTGTGAAACGCCTGACGCCTCCGGACAACGTCTACGGCGGCGAGCCCACCGTGACGTCACACCCGGCAACGCTAGTCCCGATGGCCTACGAGGCCCGCTACATCGACGGCACCACGATCAAGACCGGCGACATGCAGATCTACATCTCGTCAGTCGGGCTGGCGATCGAGCCGACCGTCGGCGACGTGGTGACCGCCAACGGTACCGACTACGCCATAGCGAATAGCGACCCGAACAAGTACGACGGCGTGACCGCTGTCGTCTTCATTGTACAAGGAAGGAATGATTGACAACTCAATCGGGACGCTCGGACCTATTGCTCTCCGTGCTCTTACAAAATGAACTTTTCCAAGTTTTGAAAGCATCCGGTGTGACGAGTTTTTCGATGTAAGCGTCGCGAAACCCGAGGCAATCGTAAGCCGATAGTTTTCCCAGTATGAGGCGATCATTCGATTTGACGGATTTGGTGATGATGTTACTGCCTTCAATCGCAGCGACGGGCGAATAACCATTCGGAATCTCGGCTATAGGCGAAGGTGCAAAATCACCAACGCTGGGACCAAAACCACTGCCCAGGCCGCGGCCAGAGCCACCGAAGCCACCGAAGCCACCACCAACGCCACTGCCCAGGCCGCCGCCAGGGCCACCAAAGCCACCGAAGCCACCAAAGCCACCACCAAGACCGCCAGATGGTAATCCGGTGGTATTTGGGTAAGGGAGAACAGCGGCAGCGGAAGGAATCCGCCCGCCCTGCGCCCACGGCCTCATAACTTCGTCTGCGATCTCAACTCCTGAATATTTCTTCAGGGTACGAAGTGCGAACAGACGGGCTTCCACATAGGAAACATCTTCAGCGGGATCGTCCGCACCACCTTTCTCGCCGCCCAAGATACTAAGGCTCAGTTCGATCATCTTTATATCGAGATCGCGGCCAGCATTGATGAACGTGAAATAGGAACCAATAACACCGCCGATCAGTGTCAGCGCACCACCGGCTATTACGGGTACAATGGGTGTCCAGATCGAACGACGTCCATCTTGGGTGTCTTCGCTCATGTGTGGCCTCTGTATTTGGCTCTTACTCTACTGAAATTCTAACATTCGTGAATAGCGCTGAAGGCCTCGACGCTCTGATGTCCAAATAGGTCGGCGCTTGTAACAAATTTACGGTCACGAACCTGGATCGCTACGGCTCATGAACCTCCATACACTGCATCTCACCTACGAGCCAAAGCTCGCCGCGGCTTTCCGCGAGGCAATAGACGAGATACGCGCGTCCATCGTCCTAGCGCGCGTCATCGAACGGCTCGAGCGCGGCGACATCAGCGGAGCAATCGAGGCCATGCAGATCGAGCCCGAGGCTTTCTCGGCTCTCGAAATCGCCTTGCAGGAAGCCTTCAATGCCGGGGGCACGAATGCAGTCGCCGAGCTCCCGAAGGTAGCAGACCCGCAAGGCAACCGCGTCATCTGGCGCTTCGGGGTCCGCAACCCGGCCGCCGAGGCGATTTTGCGCGAATTGTCGTCGACGATGGTCACACACATCACGGACGATCAGCGGCAGGGCATCCGCCAGGCGCTGGAAGCAGGCCTTGCCCGGGGCGCGAGCCCTCGCTCGACGGCGCTCGACGTTGTCGGCCGCGTCAATCGGGTGGGCAAGCAGCGCGAGGGCGGCGTCATCGGTCTGACGCGCCACCAGATCGCGTTCATCGAGCGGGCGCGCGTCAATCTTGCTTCCGGTGATCCGAAGCTGATGGGCGAGTACTTCGAGCTCAAGACCCGTGACAAGCGCTTCGACCGCACCATTGCAGCCGCCATGCGGGAGGGTAAGCCGATAACCGGCGACGACCTCGCGAGGATCATCGGTCGGCTGCGCGACAAAAACCTGCTTCTCCGTGGTGAGATGCTGGCGCGCACCGAAACCGTGATTGCGCTCGGCTCTGCTCGTGACGAAGCGATCCGCCAGCAGATCGAAGGCGGGAAGGTCCAGGCGCAGGACGTGACGAAGACGTGGCGAAACGCAGGCGACAAGCGCGTCCGTCATACGCACCGTGTCTTGAACGGCACATCGATCGGCATCGACGAGGTGTTTCAGAGCCCGTCCGGAGCGCTACTCCGGTATCCGGGCGACCCACGCGCCCCGGTCAGCGAGATTTCCGGCTGCCGTTGCCGGTTGGAATACAAGATCGACCACATCGGCGCCGTCGTCCGCCGTTTCCGTGCCGAGGCTGTCTGATATGGCGAAGCTCTCGTTCAGTGCCACCGTTGCCGCGTTCGCAGAGAAGATCCCGGGCGCCGTCGAAGCCGTCTTCAAGGAATCCGTGCACGACGTCACCGAGGAGATGCTGAAGCCGACGGGCGCCGGTGGGCGCATGCGGGTGGATACGGGCTTCCTACGGGCCTCTGCGCTCGCTTCGACAACGGCGATGCCGACGATCAAAAGCCAGTTTGGCCCCGTTGCCGGTCAAACCTACGCGTTCGACGTCGGCCAGATCGAGGCCGTTATTCTCGGCGCCGACGTCAACGACACCATCTATGTCGGCTTCACCGCCGGCAACGCGGTTCACCGGGAGTTCGGGGCAAACGGTCAGTCGCCGGACGCGTTCGTCCGCAGCGCGGCCCAGCGGTGGCAGGGCATCGTCAATCAGAAGGCGTCGGAGTTGAAGCGTCGTCTGGGGCTTTAATTGCCCGGTTCTCGTCCGATCCGCTGTCCTGTGCGGCTAGGTGGCCCATCTGAAGCAGCAGGATGGCGCGACGCGCGGCTTTCAGGGCGGTGTCGCCCCTCACGGTCTCTCCATCCTCCCGGCCCAAGGCGAGGTAGGCGGCGTGCAGGCGTTCGTAGACCTGATCGTCGGAGAGCTTATCGGCCATCGCCGGGAAGGATTACACGAATGCCGACAGGTGTGGAAGCGAACATCTTCAAGGCGCTGATTGACCGACTGGTGTCGCTGACCTTCACGCCGGCCCAGCCAATCGCCGCGCCGTTTGTCACGTTCCCGCCGGCGGGGCAGACGAAGCCGAAGGATTACCTCGAGGTGGTGTTTCTGCCGAGCCCGACAAGAACACGCACCGTCGGGCCTGGTCGCCAGCAGCACCGCGGCATCATGCAAGTCAACGTCCACTACAGCAGCGGTACCGGCATCATCGTGCCGTTGCAGCGCGCCGACCAGATCGTCGCCCATTTTCCGAAAGACCTGATCCTCTACGAGAGCGGCGTGAAGGTGAAGGTCAACCGCAAAACCTATGCAATCCCGCTCCCGCCAGCCAACGGCTCGTTGATGGTCCCGGTGACCATTCAATACGAAACCTTCGCAGCCTAAAGGAAACCTCCCATGACGATCACGACGGCCACTGGGGCCCGCTATTTCATCGGCGGGACCACCGCCATTCCGTATGCAAGCGGCGATGCAGCCGCAATCGCAGCCTTTGAGGCCCTGACTTGGGTTGAGATCAAGGAAGTTGAGGACGGCGGCGAGATCGGCGACGAATCCGCCGACGTAACTTTCCAGTCGTTGTCTGACGGCCGTGTTCGCCACCTGAAGGGTGCGCGGGACGCCGGCACTCTTGCTCTCGTCGTCGGAGACGATCCGCTCGACTCCGGCCAGCAGGCGCTTCGCGACGCGGAGAAGACGAAGTTCCAATACAATATCAAGGTCGAATACGAGGACGCTCCGGACGCGACCTATTCCAATAGCGTCGACTACTTCCGTGGTCTCGTGATGTCGGCTCGAAAGCAGGTCGGCGCAGGCGACAACGTGCTTCGCCGCACCTTTAACATCGGGATCAATACCGAGATCCTCACCGTCGAGCCGGCCGTCATCTAAGGAGCACTCATGTCCGATCTTGCCAAGTTCGACAAGGAAATCGCCTTTGACTTCGAGCAGGCGTTCCCGCTCGAAATCCTTCACCCGATCACAGGCGACAAGACCGGCCTTGTAATTGAAATCGTCTCCTACCGATCGGAACGAGTGAAGCGGGTGCAGCGGCGCCTGGCGAACTCCGCCATCCGCGAGAACAAGAAGAACCCGAAGAAGGTCGGTACGGTAGAGGAGGTCGAGGAGCGCACGAATGAAATCGTCGCGGCTTCGATCGTCTCTTGGAACATGACCAGGGACAAAACACCGGTCGAGTGCACTCCCGAGAGCGTCATGCAGATCATCTCGGATCCTCGGTACTTCTTCATCGCCGAGCAGGTGGATAAGGCCGCCGACGAGGACGCGAATTTTACGAAGCGGTCGCAGAGGACTTAATCGCCTTTGCGGCTGCGCATTTCGCGCCTCGGCGCAAGAATGATGCCCCGCCCGAAGAACTCGTCTTCGGGCTTCATATCTGGGATTGGTTCGTCGAACTGCACAACAGCCGGCAGTCCGGCTTTGCTGCCAACCCCATCAGCTTCGGTGAGATAGAGTCCTTCTGTCGCCTCACCGGAGCGGCCATCAATCCCTGGGAACTCTCCGTGATCCGTCGCATGGATCAGGTGACCCTCTCCATCATCAACAGGACCGGCAAGCCCGACACTGTCGACCGTCAGACGACGGCGGCCGATGTGGCGGAAGCGAAGCTTCGGATACGCGGGGCGGCAAGAAATCGCCGCGTGGTTAAGCGGTCGTCAGAGACCTAGCCACCAAAATGTGCCTCTTTCGTAGCAGTCACTGTCACGCTTGCTGCCACACTCCGCCTTAAGACGGTATCCATTGCCCTTCATGCATTCGTCGAGCGCGGAATTATACGCGTCACCGCCAAACTTGCCGTCCTGAATTGGATTCTGCTCGCATGCCGCAAAGTTCGTGTACCGGTCTCCGCCACCGGCCACTACCTGTGGAGAGGCCGCGAGCGCGGTACCCGTCGACGAGGCGACCATCAGCAACATCAATATGGAACGCATCACATCCTCGTTTTGGTTGTAGATCTGCGGCCCTGTATACTCTGGTTGGTGAAGAATGACTGAACTCGCTTCCTTAGGCATCGAGGCCAAAACGACCGGCGTTGACCAGGCCACCAGCAAGCTCGACAAACTTACCGGTGCAGCCAAGCGTGTCGGCGCCGCCGTCGAGAGTATTCAAGGTCGATATCGAAGGAGCGGAACCCTACGTCATGAGAGGCGCCGAGCGCATCCTTACGACGCAGTCCCCCATCGTCATGTCGGAGGTTCATCCTGGCCAGCTTCAGGCTGTCTCGCAGACAGATTAGCGCGGTTACTTCGACCTAATGAAGAGTGTCGGCTACACCCCGTTCTTCTTCCGAGGCGGGGAGCTTGCTGAAGAGGTCGGCCGCTTGGACGACGGCAATGTTTACAACGTCGCCTTCATCAAGAAGCAGTAATCCTAAAGAACTGAAATGTTTATGGAACCCCGCCTTAGCCGACGGGGTTTTCTTATGTGGGCAACTATTAGGAGCGACCAATGACCGACAAAGAGAAAACCGCTCTCGCCATGCTGTCTTCCGGCTCATCGTTCAAGGAGGCGTCTGACCTCACGGGCATCAGCGTTGATCATTTGATGGAACTCTGGCGCGAGACTCACAAAACCGCAGCTTGAGGCACGCTACAAGCTTGAGTTACAAAGCCGTCCGCCCTACAAGCGGGCGTCTGTGAATTCGAACGCTCAGACGGAAGGCCCTAGATCCTCCTCGTGGGATCTGGGGTCTTTTTCATAAACCTGGTGAGGACGCCTGATGGAAGACCGCGGCCTGATCACAAAGTGCGAAATCGAGCTTTCTAGCCGAAGGCTCTCAGGAGCATTTTTTTGAACCACCCACCTTGAGGCTTGGGCATCGGTTTCCGGCAGGCGAAGATGTTGAATTGGCCAGGCACGCCGTCCTGCAGAGCCATTTCGGCTTCGGTCAGCAAGCCGCCTTGTTTGCCTTCGGGTGTCATGTCGTACGTATTTTGACCCGCGAAGGTGATTGTTTCCAACCCCTCAGCGAATGCCAGTTCTTTGGCCTGAGCAGTCGTGTAGTGACGATGGTGGAAGTGGTTGCCAGTCGCGGACAGAGGAAGCAGGTCCTCATTCGGCGTCGAGTATATGAGGATACCACCCGGCTTCAGGGCGGAAGACAATGCGGCAAAGAAGTTCGCCCCATCTGGAACATGTTCGACGGATTCCAGTGAGACGATAAAGTCGAAAGCTTCGCGAGGGAGTTCAAACGGCCAGTAAGCATGGGCGAAATGGACCCGCGGGCCGCCAAAGTGATCTGTGGCGAAGTCGACCGCTTCCTTCGAGCCGTCCAATGCCAAGACTTGACGCTGTTTTCCTAAGAGCCAGGCGCCATAGCCGTTGCCGCAGAACGCGTCTAATCCAAATCCACCTGGGGGGATCAGCCTGTCGGCCCACTCGTAGCGAAAGCGATGGTCAGCACGGACGTCTTCGTAGCTTCCGGCAATCTGCCGCTCACCCGAATGGAAGGAAAGATCATGTGCCACCAGAACGTGCTCCGTCTCAATAATTGTTGTCTCATTAAATCGGGATATTCAGACAAGCAAGCATTCCTTCCGACACCTCTCGAAGGGCCTTGGGACATCCTGATCTCTTCGACTCCGAGGACAGCACGATGAGCGTCATCACCGATCAGCAGGTTCGCGATGCCTCGAAGGGCAAAGTGAACGAGAGCAACCTCATAAGCAGATTGCAGTGCCGCCGATGAAGATAAGCGCGGCTCCCGGCCAAGAAGGCAATCCAGCGATCCAGTCATGCAGGCGGCCACGTGCGGCGGCTTGTTCGGCGGGCAGGTTTCGACCCTTATCGATGTCACGCAGGAAGCTCTCAGCCAAGGGCCTTCTGGTTAGCCAGAACAGCCCCGCTATCGCTACGACCGCGCCCAAAGCATCCATCGACGTTCCCCTCTGTGCTCCCGCGTCACCGCGACGGGATATCTGTAAGGCTGCCAGCGTGACGGTCGCTCCACGTGACTAATGTACACCGGCCTTCTGCAGCTGTTTCGCCACGACAAGCCCCCAGATGGCAACCGAGAAGGCTGTCACCCAGAGCCCTCCTATCAACGCAGCATGGCATTTGCCCAATTTGGTGGCGAAGTAGCGCCGGTACCTGATTAGGCCCCACGGGTCGTCGCAGACACGTTTCGATGCCGGATCCCACGCGACATTCAGGATTAACGCGGCACCAAAGAGAATTCGACCGATCAAAGCGAGCGTTTCTGGGTGCATTTTGTCATTCCTGATGCTTGAGCAGTGCACACAATCAGATCGCGGACAAGTTGTCGAGACGACGAGATTCCCCTCAGTAATCCACAAGGACATCGCCATGAAATACCGCCTACCGCTGGAATGGCTCCAGCCGGTGAAGATGTCGCGCATTTGAGCGCGGTCCGCTTTTTCCCAACAACAAGGTGAACCACATGGCTCGGGAAACTCTTCCCGTCGCTCTCGAACTCATGTTCGGGGATGAGGGCGGCTATTCTAATCGTGCTTCCGATCGCGGCGGCCCGACGAAGTACGGAATCACGCATACGACGATCGTGGCGCACCGCGGCGTCTCATCGGTCACTGCCGACCAGGTCAAAGGCCTGACCAAGATGGAGGCCGAGGACATTTATCGGCGCTCCTACTGGGGCCAGAGCGGTGGCGACCTCCTTCCACCTGGGCTCGACTACGCCGCCTTTGACTTCGGCGTGAACTCCGGGCCCGCACGCGCGGTGAAGACGCTGCAGAAGGTCGTCGGCGCCCGAGAGGATGGCCATGTCGGCGAGCAGACGCTTGCGGCGGTCCGCCGGTATCCGGGTGGCGTCGGCGCTGTGATCCGCGAACACTGCGCGGCCCGCATGGCCTATCTGCGGTCGTTGACCAATCCCCAGACGGGGTTCCCGGTGAACGGGCGTGGCTGGACGATCCGTGTCATCGGCAAGGATCCGAAGAAGCAGTGGGCCGACCAGCCGGGCGTGATCGGCAATGCGCTGCGCCTGGCCGCCAATGCCAGCGGGTCGGACGTCGAGAAGACACAGACGCCGCCGGAAGCAGGCGCCAAGGCAGACAGCCGCGACACCGGACTCGGCGAGGTGCTGAAGAAACCGGAAGCATGGGGGCCGCTTGGTGGCCTTCTGTCAGCCGGCGGTGCCCTATTTGCCGGCAATGGCCCGGTGCAGTGGCTCTGGCCGCTGCGCTCGTCGCAGGCATCGGCGTCGGGCTGTACTACTTCATCCGGCGCGTTCGCGAGGCTGGGTGATGTTCAGCCGTATCTCTCTGGCCGCTGGCGCTGCTGCCGGCGGCCTCGTCGTCTTCCTCGCCATGCAGGCGGCCAACGCCGTCTGGCTGCTGCCCGAGGCGCGAGACGAGGGCAGGGCCGCCGAGCGCGCCGAAGCCCAAGCAGCCACCACGAAAGCAATCGGAGAACTGACCAATGCAGCGGATCGCGCTCGCGTTAATCGTCGCCTGTGCCGTGAGCGGGGCTGGGTGTACCTCAACGGCTCGGGTCAATGCGTCGAAAGAGCAACTCAACCTGACGGCTAGGTCGGTCGTCGGGACGTCGCTTATCGGCGCGCGCGGCGCGACGCCGGCAGACCAGGACAAGATTGATGACACAGTCGCGGGCCTATGCGGCGCCCGCGTCTGGACGAAAGAAGAGTGCAGCGCTCACGACGCTGCGCAGTGATCATCAGAATTGCATACGAGGGGCACAATTTTGACCGGCAGGATCGACGATATGGAACCCGACCTTCGCGCGCGAGTGGTTGCATTGGAACAGGAGGCTTCGGACACGGAGCGGCGGCTCTCCGGTATGGAGCAATGGCGCCAGCAGTCCGACCTGACCGACGCCCGGAAGGACGAGCAGTGGAAAAACTTGCTGGAGAAGTTTGGCTTGATGGATCGCAAGATCGACACCGTCGACACGAGCCTGAACAAGAAAATGGACGAACTCGGCGGCAACATCCGTTGGCTGGGCAAGATCGTGATAGGCGCGGCTCTAAGCGCCATGGTCGCTGGCGTGGTTGCCTTCATGATGAAGGGCGGGTTTCACGTCCCGTAGAGCGTTGACAGGATGCAGCTTTTGGTTGATTTACCGCTATCAAGTTAGTGAGGAGAAGCTGCGTGAGGGACGCAATGAAGAAGGCGATATCAACCGGCGGCATCGCTGCCTTGCTTGCCCCCGCGCTGGTGACTCAGGTTTTCGCGAGCTCGGAGCCTGGCCTTGACCCAACTTGCGCAGTCGTCAACGAGACGTACGCGGCCACTCGTTCATCGGCGTCGTATTCTGCAAAGGTCTTTGGGATAGAGAACGGCAAGGAGACCTTCAGCCACGAGTATCGCGTGACAGAGAATATGGAGTTTGAACGATATGCAGACGGGTTCCTGCGGCAGGGAGCTCGGAAAGCAACCGCTCCGCTATCCTATTCTTCAGGCCCCAGATTTTCGTCGTGCAAACTAGTTGACGGCGGGACCTCTTCAGCTTCAGGCCCGAGCGACACGCACTACACTGCGAAATGGGCGGTGGTTCCGTACACGGCAGACGTCTCGATTTGGCTGACCGCCGATGGAAAAAGAGTGGAGAAAGTGAAGCTGCGCTACCATAGCAGCTACATGCGACCGCAACCTTACCCAGAGGTTGTCGAAGTCTTCTCCTACGACAATCCGTGATTGCCGACGCTGGGTGCGCGAGAAAAATGAAGCTTAAACGGTCCGTCTGGCTGTCAATTCTTGCGTACTGTGCCTTCGCTTACATGGTGTTTGGCGACATCGGCGAGCCTATTGGTTTTGCAACCATGTGGTCCGATCGTCTCGGAACGGCGTACTGGAGAGTACTAGTCGCCAGCAGTTTCACGATAGCTGCGGTGGTTTTCTTGATCGCATCCAGAATGGGGCTCAATCTACCTTACAGAATTCTAATCTTTGCAGTGACCGGCGTGTATATGTCGGTGCTGTCCGTGGGAATGTACGTTGATCGTCTAAGGCATGAGAAGATCGATGCGTTCAATGCTGACGTTTTCTTCGAGAACTCCTTCCTCCGTTCGATACAAGAAGCACCGGTTGAATGGCAGTATTTCCTCCATGCTGCGGCGCTGAAGAACTGCACTCCGTATGCATGGAGTTATCGTCTTATGGATTTTTATGAACTGAAGCCAAATGTCGCGATCAACGTGCTTCCGGCGGAGTGGTTGGAGCGTTGCAACATACGGCGCGACTTTTGAGATCTTCATTTTGACCAGAAGTTAGTGCCGCGTAGTTTCGGGCGCCAGTCGCGAATTGCTCAATGCGATCCCGGCCGAGACGCCGGCGGCGGCGCTGAGGCGAAAGGGTGCGGTGTTCGCTCGACCCTTGTTGGTTGCTGACGTCGAGTACCGCGCTTGGACGCAGGACGGAAAGCTGCGCCACGCGTCCTACAAGGGGCTGCGATCGGCACAAGGTTAAAGCGGCAATCTTATGGTTGCAGGAGTATGCCAAAAGATACCACACCCGCGTCACTGCGTGATCTTGGTCTAGGTGTCTAGAACATGGAGGGAACAATGTACTTGATGCTCGACCATGATAATTTTCTTCAAAGCCGGAAGGCCTTAATGGTGACCTCCGCTACCGTTCTCCTGCTTCACAACTTAGATATCAAGGGAAGTGTCGTAGAGTTATCCGGTCTGACTTTGAATCTCGATAGGGGCGTCCTCGTAGGGTTCACCAGTCTGTTCCTTTTATATTTTTTTGCTGTTTTCATTATACGGGGACTCGAATACTCGCAGTCATTCGGATTAGCGAACGCAGAACGTGAAGCAAACAAGGCAAATCAGTCGTCGCCCGCCGGTAGGGCGCTATCCTGGGGAGAGGTTCTTCGGCACACATTCCGAACTGGTTTTAGATCGTCACCAGTTGAGGTGTGGCAAGCCGAGCATCGATTTCGTGACAATCTTCTTTATCGATACCGACTTTTTGTTGCCATGTTGATTGACGTGGGCGTACCGATAATTTTCGCGGTCTTGACAATCTCTGTGACAGGTTCCTTTGGAGCGGCGGGCGCATTTTTGGATCTCCTTTGAGCCCACCTGCTGTCCGGTAGGTCGGTGGATACGGTGCCAGATGGAGCACCAAAGAGGTGTGACGACGAGACGTTTATGGTCTATGAACGCGACCGGTGAAGACGCAAAACCGTTTACATCGACCTCGGATTATTCAATGAAAAGCGGGGCGGTGATTGTAAACCGTTTCGCTGCACTGCCTGGAAACCCTCAGTTCGCTTTCTGCCTTCTAAGCAGGTTGTCGCAGGTTCGAATCCTGCAGGGGTCGCCAACGATTTCATATGCTTATGCTGAATTCTTCATGTGCCACTGGATGGCGCTTTAGGCTTTTATGTAGCCATTCAGAGTTGCACGTGATGTTGTTGGCAGCCGCAGAATGACGGCATCGCTCGGAACTAGCTGACTAATGCACCTTCGACTTGCGGGTGTTGGTGTCTGCGGCCTGTTCGAGCATGCGGTCCCGGGCGTCCAATGCGAACCAGTGGTTATGGGCCAGTTCGATCAGTGCGCTGGCCACCTCACGCTCCGCCCATCCGGCCGCTACAGCGTAATCGGCGATGGTCTTAAAGACATCCTCGATGGCGGTCTGGCAGTCGAGATCTCTGTCCGAGTACGAACCCGGTCGCTTCGGTGACAAGAATCTCGGATGTTTCGCCAT